CTCTGTAGTTAGATGTGGTTGGTTTGATAATCATCTCGTAGTATGTGTTTACGAATGCTTGTGCTTGTCTGATAGCTTCTTCTGTAGTGATGTCCCAGTTCATTAGGAGCATTTGAGCGTGTTCAAAGACGAGCTTGTTTTGGTTAGGACGAGAGAACCAGTGGTCTTCGTTCTTTCTTGCTTGAGAGTGTTGCCACTCAGTTAGCGATTTGTCAATCATAGATTGTAATAAAGTTTCGTTTGTCATTTGTATTTCCTTGTGTAATAGATAAAGCCCCCACCCGAAGATGGGAGCCTTGTTGGTTGTTATTTACGCTGCGTCAACGTAAGTCACGTCACCAGTACGAGCAACTGAACAGTTCATTGAAACAACTGAATCAACTGCTAAGTCGATTGAAGCTGAAGCAACGTAGCCGTCAAATGATGCGTAAGTGATTGCTGCGCCATTTTCCATCTTCAAGATGAAAGTCTTTTGAGTAAGACCAGAATCATCTCTGATAGCTAAATGGTTAGCGTCGTCATTGTTGTACGCTACTGCGAAATCAAAAGTACCGACCTGAGCCATACCAGTGATTTTTGAAGCAACGTCTGAACCGAAAGTAGCAACGTCAATAACGTCTCTTTCTTTAGTTAGTCCAGTTGACATCTCTGTAACGTCTACGATTTGCTTACCAGAAACTGCAGCTGCAGAAAGGTTAGCCTCATCTTTTGTAGAGATTAGAGCGTCCATGTAAAGTGTAGTAATAAAACCTACTTGTTTGCCAGATATACCTGCCATTTTATTCTCCTATTAGAATGTGAATTGAATGTCCATTGAGTGACGGTAGAGAGTATCGTCGACAGAGTCAATAAAGTCTCTCTCGCCTACCACTTCTGCCATAGCAATGGTCTGAGTGTTTAGCACCCCGTTGAATCCGTGATATCTTGCACGTACCACTTTAGCAACTTCATGGTTTGCACCAAATCCGTCGCTGTAGATGTCCACTTGAATGGTTTGAGTAGTCAGACCTAAACTCGAAAACTGTAACGGTTGAGAAACAGATATTGGAGTGAAGGTAATAAACTGCTTACCATAACCTTTCCTTGAAACCATAGGGAATACTCTTCCTCCTGTGAACGATGCCACTAATGGGATCGCTTTTAGGTCGGCAACGAAATCTTCTATCATGAAGACCTCCTTGCTTTGATGAGTATCAACCTTTTGTGTTTCAGTGTGTATTTGTCTACAGATAAGATGTCGAATAAATCTCCATCAGCAGTAGCAATACGGTGTGAATCATTTACTGTGTTACTCTTAGTAGTGAGTCTTACTTCAAACATGAACCAATCATCGTCAGTCTCACGAGAACTATTGATAGTCTCTCTTGATGACATAAGTCGGATGTTGGCACCTGTCTTGAAGTCTTCTACCCAGTTGGATAGAACAGGCTCACCATAAGTGTTTACTGTGTTGATAGTTGGGATTGAAAATGTTATTAGTTGGTTGAAGTTACCCATTACAACCTCACTTCTCTCAACGGAATCAATAAGCGTTCCGCAGCAAGAGGTAGTGAGTTCATTTTCTTTTCTGAGCTTGTGCCTCTGTTATTGTACATCTCTGTAGTGAACATGTAGATTGCTTGAACGACGGCTTCAGGGACTTGTGTGTCCACAATTAGCGAGTCGTATTCAACAACTACGAAGTTCTCTATGTTTTCAGAGATGTCAGTTGGTAATACAGATCCCTTCTTGAAACGAATAACGTCTGTAGAAGAAGTTGTATCAACAACATACAATGTTGAGTCTAAAGTTGTCAGAACTTCAGATGTGTTGTAGTACTTGACCGTGAGTGAAGATGTGCCAGTGCGGTTGAGTTCTAATGGTGAGTCAATACTAAGTTCATTGAAGAACTCTGTACGACCAGTAGAACCGAAATCCTTACCGACATATTCGCTTACAAGATCACAGGCAGTGAGCAACAGAGAAGATAAATAACTATCCTCTCCGTCGTCACCGAATATGCCTAAGTGTACTTTCAGGTTGTCTAAACCAATGTACGTAACAGGGGACGCATAAGTATGTATCTTATGAAATGAAGATTTCATTTTGTCCTCCTTTATTGTTTAGGGTAGATTATGCAAATTTAGCGATAATCAATGCTTTTACGTCACCGTAGCCCATTCCAACTCTCTTACGAGCGTAGATTACTTCAGAACCCAAAGTTACGTTTGAGTGCTTGTCTACAGAAACAGTAGTACGATCAACGATCTCAAGACCTTTAGCGAAATCACCAACGATGAATGCAGTCTCAGAAGTTGCAGGAGCAGTCATGTGTGAGAATTCAATTACTGGGTAACCAGCGAAAGTTGCAGGTTGTCCAGCGATTACTGAGTCAGCCCATAGTGGGTTGTCGTTAGCGTCAGCAAGTTTACGTAGCTCAGCGATCATGCCAGTAGAACACATGATTTTAGCGTTAGCTCTGTAACGTGGAGCAAGTGCGTAGATAGCATCCATAACTTCGTTGTAAGTAGCAGTTGAAGTACCAGCTAGGTCGATCTTCTTGAAAGTACCAGTTGATTGAACCGCAGCAGCACCAACAGTTAGGTTATCAAGACCTAAAGGAGCCGTGCTTCCATTACCAGAGATCATTGCAGCAGCTTCGCTTGCAGCCATGTCTTCGAATAAGTCTTGCATGATTACAGATTCAGCGTTAGTAACGTCAGCTAGGAAGTCTTCATCTAATGCAACAAATGCGTGTTGCTTGATAAGTTTGATTTCCATTTCAGTAACGTCATATGAATCAGTAGCTGAAGTTGGAGCATTACCGAATGCAGTACCAGCAGCACCAGATAACATTGGACGCTTGTAAGATGAACCAGCAGTTTGGCTAACTTTTACGTGTTGTCTAAGAACGTTACCCTCTAAAAGAGCACGTGATAGTGGAGTCATTACTTCAGTTCCACCTTTTCCGTCGCCATCGACGTTAGGAGATAAAGCTTTAGTAAGGTCAGCAGTTTTTACTTCACCAGAAACAACGCTTTTTACGATGTCTAGGTTTTGTTCGTTGATTGATTTTTCCATTTGGATTTCCTCTGTTTGGATTGTAGGTAGAGAATCAAATTTAGCTTCAAGAGTTTCAAGAGCTTCTTTTGATTCAGTTTTGATAGCTTCGATAGATGCGTCAGCGTCAGCCTTTACAGTTTCGATAGCAGTGTTTGCAGCTTCTAAGTCAGCCTTTACAGTAGCTAACTCATCTGCGTGAGTGTCAGTAGCAGTTGCAACTTCAGTCTTGATAGTTTCAAGAGTTTCAACAACAACTTCTTCAGTAGTTTTAGTAGTTTCAGACATTATTTGTCCTCCGTATTAGTTAAATTAAATGATTTCAATGCTTCAGAAATAAGGCTCATCTCATCTGGTTGTTCATCACGAACAACTGGAGTCAGTTCCTTCTTAGTTAGGCTTGAAATATGTTTAGCTTCTTTTCTGGACAAACCTGCATCACGCAAGATGTTCTCAAGCTGTCTTACATTCACTGTACCGTCTTCTGCTTTCACAGAGATGATAAGTGCTTGGTTGTTTGCTGGAGTGTCAACCACACTTGTTTCGGTCAATTCGATTTCGTAGAAATCTCTTCCACCAAGTTCGTTCATTTCCCATTTAGTAGATCTAAAGCCGATGCTGACAGAGTTGAGTACACCTCTCTTTAGCAATGCTTTTACATCTGCTCCACGTGAAACGTCAGCGAATAGAGTTCCTGTTCCTATTACTCCTTTTTCATCAATCTCGAGTTTATCCCAAGTTCCGATGATTTCACTTCTTCGGTGAAGATAGAGCATCCTAAGGACACCTGATTCGCCTTTGTTGAACTTCT